CCTGTTCCTGAAGAAAAGGTTCAAGAGTGGTTTGTAAATGATGTACAAACTGCTATAAACGATTGTAATGATATATTTAATAGCTTTGAAAAGTTACCTGAAGATATACAACACGTATTAATTAATATGGCTTTTCAATTAGGAAAACCACGTTTAAGTAAATTTAGACTTATGATTGCTGCAGTAGAAATGGAAGACTATCGTGAAATGGCTTTGCAGATGGAAGACAGTAGGTGGTTTAAGCAGACAACAAACAGAGCACAACG